TACCGCTCTCTTGACCAGCAAAAAACCGAGTAGCACCCGGAGTCCAATCATTCATAGCAATTTTTAATCTTATATCAATATCACCAGTTATACCCAAAGCCGCATAGTCGGCGGTTGTAATTGTGTTTGCCGAACTGTTAAGCACAGGGAAATAACCTAATGCGCCGTAGTCAATTGGCTCAAATGTTGGGTTGGGAACGAGATTAGTCTTTGTGCTGGTCGCAATTGCTGGATCAATATCTGTCCAAATAGTTGTCGGATCAACATCCTGCCATCTGATTGGCACAACCGAATATGTGCTGTCCGATGAAGTGATGGTCAGTAAGGCTTGGGTTTGATTAATAATCAAGTCCCAGCCTTCAACAAAGCCCGTATAAGTAATGGCGGAAATGGGATTAGGTAAATTGTCGATTTGGATTGCTGTGCCCATTTCAATACTAATCAAGTCATCAAGGTCGGCAGCAACGATATTCGGGTTGTCTAAATTGATGCTGAAGCTGCTGAAGTTAGTCTGAGGGTTAGAACGCAAGGAGACATAACGATCGGCAATGTTTTGGGCTTCATCGAGGTTATGTAATTCAGTATCAATGCGGGCTTCGATTAGACCATAATTAGTAATTGAAGAAGTATCATCACTCGTTACTTGGTCGTTGTTTTTATAGAACAAAACAACCCGATTGACAATATCGCTAATTGATTTGCGAGAATTAATCCCGCGCCAATTTATGTAACCCTCATCAATGTCTAAATAGCCAGTCGCATTGACATCAACAGTTCTGCGAGATTCATTGGCATAGCCCACCTTGCCATCAGCCGTTTCATACAAATAGCCAAAACACATTCCAGCGTAATAAGTGGCTAGGGTGTAGGCATCGATTGGATCTGCCTGACGCTCGACCAGTTGATAAACTCCCGGAGTATCAACCACATCAATTGTGACTCCAGCTTCAGTCAAAATACGATTGATACGGTCATCATCATATTCTTTGGGATAGTTAGTCGTTCCTACAATAACGCGAGACATTTGAGCAAAAGCAGCAACGGCGGTGATAGTTTGGACTGCCACCGTAGCACTTGATCCTGAAGCTGCTACTTCATTTGAAATCTCTGTGACCTTGCCCGTAAAGACGGTTATAGGTGTCCCATCACTATCCTGAATAGTAATGACGACATTTTCGTTAATCTGAAATGCGTAATCGGTATCAGTCAGATTGAGAATTGAAACGGTGCAATAGCCAGCGCGGGCTTGTTCCCAGATTGACGGTCTGCCGTAATGAATGGCTAAACCAGCAAGGGTTTCGCCAGTAAAGTCATCGCCACCTATTGTGACTGTTGCGTTGGGATTCCAAGTCATTAAACAGCCCTATTGTCGAAACGCGACACTCCAAGATTTGTAAATGTGCCTGATGTGCTGGCTTCGGTGTTAAGAAGTTGGGCAATTTGGCGGGCTGTGCTGACTGGATCAATTGCACCATTGACGGTGATATTGACATTGCCGCGCTCATCTCCGCGTCTGACTAAACTTGGATCAAAGTTGCCAGCAGGCATATTTTTCAAAGCATTTTCGGCTGTGACTTGTTCAATAAGTGTGGGCGCAGGTTTTATTTTTACAGTTCCTAATGATCCGCCACTTCCACCTAATCCAGTAATACTTCCACTAGGGATACCACCGGTCACACCTGATGGCGATGAAGTAACTTTACCGCCGAGGGGTCTGTTACCAAGTCCAGTTCCGGAATCTACGCCTAAACCCGATACATCAGTCTCGTATTTCTTTGCAAGGGCGTTAGCGGCTGATAAAACTCCAGCGGCAAGAGCAGCAGCTCCTACACCCAGTAAAGGGTTGGCTGCGAAAGCCATTGCTACACCAGCAACAATCGCAGACGATTTCAAAGCGTTATAGGCAATAATAAGAGATTTAATAAGGGCAATAGTGGCGACAACTCCAGCAGAAATTTTTGAAACGACAAAGATTGTCGCGGTTACCGCTGCCGCTGCGATGATTGCGTCCTTGTATGCAATAACGGTGTCAATCACAGAACGCACCTTTTTACCAAAGGCTTCAGATTCTTTTTGAGCAACTGAAAACGAATAACTTAAAGAACCGTCACCAGTTAAACCAGCAATAAAAGCATTGAGGCGCGGAACTCCCTCATTGAGTAGCCAATCACCTAATTGCTCAAATGCGGGCAATAATGCCGCTCCGACAGCCTCTTTTGCTTCATCAAGGGCAACTTGAAGCCGTTGGAATTTTACAATGGCTTGCTCTGAGCGTTGTTCGCTAAATTCGCCAAAGGTTGTATTAAGTTGCCTATAAATTGCATCAAAGTCTTTTGACTTAATTGAAGCCGCATCGATACCTAAACCAAGACGACCTAATGAAGTGAAATTGCCATCGTAGGCTTTACCAAGTGCCACCGCGATTGCTTCAAGTGGCTTGCCCGTTGCAGCCGCAAGATCAAGAGATAAATTCATTAATCTTGTCGCTTCATCGACACTCTTAGTCGAGCGGACTAATCTCTCAAATGCTGGTCTAAGTTGATCGTCAGTAATGCCAGTCGCAAGTGAGGTCGCAGTAATGTAATCATTTACCGCCGAAATTTGCTCATTTGTTGCACCAGTAACGGCTTGAATTGTCTGTGCTAATTTGTTGGCAGCAGCTTCATCTTCGGCGGCAGCTTTTGCAAATGCGATCGATGCGCCGCCAATTGCAGCACCCATAAGCGCAAATGCTTTGATTGCCTTCTCGGCCACATTGCTAATCTGAGTCCCAAAACCTTCAACCTCTTTTGAACCCTTGTTTAGTCCATCGACAAGTTGCTTAGTGTCGGCAAGTAACGAGAGCTTGAGTGTTCTATCTCCAGCCATTACTTACTCCATTCCTTGAGGATCTCATCAAATTTGGCTTCCCACTTACGCACTAATTCAGGTTGAAGTTTGCGAAGGGTTGGGTAAATAAACCATCCGCGTCCGCCCCTACCGAATCGACCTGAATAAGTCGGAAACTGCTTAAACCTTTTGCTACCGAATTCGAAGCCAGGCCATAACTGTCGGGTTGTGCCACCACCTGAAAAACGCTGACGCGCAAATCCATAGCTGATCTGTCCGACTTTTGAAGTCTTGGAAACGCTGCCGCCATCGGCAATTCTACGGACTGCTTCAGGGTTGATGTATCGAGCGTAAGCTGCTTGTTTAATTTCGCCAAAAACAAATTGCGAAAGTTTATAACCTTCTTCTTGAGCAACTTGGGTCGCAGCATCGTCCATCGCTTTGAATGACTTGAGAATTTGTCGCAATTCATTTTTATCGTATGCGACTCCTTGCTCACTTGCCATTCTGCTTCTCCATAATCTCTACTGCCGTCACAATATCGTCGGCATCTAGCCAGTATTGCATTGGAATACCTGTTTGTAGAGCTAACTCTACGAGAGTCCTCCTTATGCTTCCTGGCTGGTGGCTTTTGGGTCTGCCGCCTCTGCACTTACATCAGCAACAGTTTCCATCCATACATCAAAGGATTTAATTGGCTTCCCAGCACTTTCGCGCTTATGCGCGTTATATGCCAAAAACATCAAATCCCATATTCCAATCACATCATTCGCTTTCGCAACTGTGTGCCCAGTCTGTTTCTCCCATTTAGCGAACTCAGGCGGTTGCGCGATATAAGTCGCTTGGTCGCCTGAGTTATATGTAATTGTGATTGCTAATTTCATCTCCCGATGCTCCTGATCTCTTAGCTGAAGGTTTCTGTTGGTGTTCCAACGACTGTCATCGTCCAAGTATCGGTGAGTGCTCCGGGAGCTGCTCCGCCTGCGCTTGGAAAGATTGGCAATACATTGAAAGCGAATACTGCACCAGTCGCAGCGGTGAAGCTGACGGCTAGCGTTGTATTTGGATTGGCTTCTGCATCTGTCCACATTGCTTCAAATAGTGAGCCAGTAGCTCCCCAATCTTGTAGCAATTCAACGGTGAATGTCCATTGCTTGTCGGTGGACTTATATGCGCGTCCATCAAGAGTTTGATATGTCTCGATGATGGTGTCGCAAGCAAGTGTGGCTGATGTCGCTTGAGCATCGTAACTTGACGAGTCAAGAGTGAAGGTGACATCGCGCCCAGTTATTACTGTTGTTGGCATTGATTCTCCTCGTTAGACGGTTTGCTCGTAGCGAACGCTCAAGCGGATGTCAGCGGTTAAGACATTTGATGTCCCAATGGGATTAATCTCGGGTCTTTCGACTACTGACAATTCATATCCCGCAGGTAGAGCCTGAAGGACAGAAATAACAAGTTTTTCTAGGTTATCAAGTGAAGCTGAATTTGAAAGGTATGCAACACCGCAAGTGAGAATGAGATTGAGTCTAAGTCTGACTAAATTGCGACCAATGGATTCAAATTCCATATACGGAGCAGACGGCACAAGAGCTACGAAGGGAACTTGAGGAGTCTCAGGGACAAAATCATAAACATTGGCAGCAACCGAATTGATTGCGGTTTTGATTGTGGCGCGGACATCAGAGGAAATGGAAGTAGGCATTATTGCGCTATCGCCTCTACATCAAGATATTGTCCAAGCAGACCGGTGACCGAGCTAAATAAGCCGCGAGACATTCTGAAAGGTGTTACTGAGAAATCAACTCCTTCAATTCCTCCACCGCCAGCGGTTCTATTCTGAAAGATTTGGACGGATACAGATAAGACTGCTGATTCAACGGCTGAGTTTCCCACATAAGTTGATGCGCCTGTAAGTGTGGCAGTTCCAGCAGGAATGACATTAAATTCAATTACATCTGATGCGGTTTGAGCATAAGTAAATTCTGTGTGATCGTCATTGACTTCGACAACTGTTTTAGTTCCATTGAAAGTAGCTGATACGCCAGCAATGACAACAGATTGACCGACAGAAAATGGGTGATCGCCTTGAGTTGTAATAGTTGCCACATTGTCGGTGAGTGAGGCTTTAGCGATGGGCGCTTTGTAAGTGACGAGCATTGGCAGGATGACTGCTTCAGAACTGTCGATGATGTCATCGAGATAAGCGTCTGAATATAGGGATGACGAGACGCCCAAAATCGCTCGAAGCTGTGCAGCTGTAACTATTGAGGGCATCTCGTTTCCTTTCGATCTAAGGGGTTAAAGCCAGCTCGGGAGCGGACTGGCTCTAACTATTGTGGATTATTAGGCAACCATAAAGCGGTATGCGCCAGCGCCGACCTTTGTAGCCAACGCGCCGTAACCGTAGTAAGCAACCTTGATCTGACCTGTCGCTACAACATTTGTCTCCAAACGGAATCGGCTGGATTCATACCAAGTGTATGCATCTGGGTTGATGATGATAAGTGAGTTATCACCAGTTGGAGCAGCAGTAGCAAGGTTGCGAGATACGCGGAGGTTTAGTCCGAGAAGGTTTCCGCGAACTGACTGACCTGAGAGGTTGCCGCCCTGATTGGAGTTACCAATGAGGTTCTGATAAATCGGACGACCATTATCAGCAAGGTTCATCAACGCACCCCATTGCTCAGGGCTTACGAGGATGTTTGTTGCTGTGCCAAGTGTTGCCTTGTAGACAGCAACAGAAGCATCGGATACGAAGTCCAAAATTCCTGATGCATCGAGTGTGCGGTTTCCGCCATCTGTTCCGCCAGCAACAAGACCAGCGATTACAGCAACATCGGTTGCCTTTGCATAAGCAAATTCCATCTGCTTTACAAGTTCATCGAAGAACGCAGGTGAAGAACGATCAAGAAGTTCAACTGAGAACTCTTGTCCTCCAGCATACTTCTTGACTGTTACGGAAAGGAATTCGTTTGTCATTCCTGTCTCATCAATTGTTGCTTCTTCAGCTTCTTCACCGACTGTTGGAACAGCGGTAATCTTAGGAATCTCGAAGCTCATTCCTGCATCTGGTAGAACGCCTGAAGATACAGAATCAACTGCTGGGCGATCTGCGTTTGAAAGTGGGTTGATGATTTCTGTCAATTGACGGGTTGGGATGAGACCAGCGTTGTTGCTTGTGGTGTCATCGGCAGCCATAACATACTGACGAGCAGCATCATCATTGAGAACTTTTGCGCGAACGCTGTTCTCGAGGTATTTCGCCTTTGTGAACTCTAGGCGAGGAGCGGTGTAAAACGCTGGGCGAGGCGCAGCGGCTTCCACCTTAGCAGCTTCTACCGTTTCTTCGGCAGGAGCTGGAACGGTAGTGTCTGACACTTGTTCTCCTTCGGTTGGGTTGTCTGAATCAGCGGTTGCTGGCTCAGAATCTTTAGGTGCTTCATTTTCGGATGCTGCAACTTCGCTAACGCGAGCGGAATCGATAGCAGGATCGGTAACGAGTGAAACTTCATCGAGTGTTGCGCTAGTAATTTGCATAACGCCATTTACATTTGACCACTCGTTAATATGTGCGCCAACTGAAAAGCCATCGCGTAAGCCCTCAGTTGCTTCGACCAATGCATCTTCGCCAGCCATTGTGTTAGCGATACGAAAGGTAGCCACAATTTTATCGTTTTCCACAGAATGACTGACGAGTTTTCCTATGGGTCTTGTTCTGTCGTGCTCGAGTAGGAGCTTCACAGGCTTCATCTCAATAGAATCTTTAGCAAATACAGTCGGGCCGACTGATGTGTTGCCTTGCTCATTCCAAGTAACGATAGTGCCGCTAATTGTGCGCTTTACGGTGTCGGCTGCCGTAATAGTCATAGGCAGATTAATTTTCATTAGGAATCAAGTCCTCCTCGCGTTGAATTTGCTCAACGCTCATCGCGCCGATGCGGTTAAGAATTTCATACACTTGAGCTCTTTCCAATGCGTTACCGCGAAGGAAATCATCAAGATCGAATCTCACCATTACAGGATTTGGAACAAAGTCCGGTAACGATAGTCTTTCTTCAATCGCCTTTAATATCGGGCGAAGTGAGAAATCAACAAGTGAGCGCCGCTCTGAAACCGCGTTGGAGTATGTCATTGATGTTGATTCGGCGCTCAAGAAGTAGGCTGGTATTCCAGCAGCTCTAGCGATTTCAAGTGCGACATATTGACGCGCTTCGGCTAGTTGTAAGCTCTTTGGATCAAAACCAAATTCTTTCAAATCAACATCGGCATTGAGAAATGCAGTTGAGCGAGATTGGCGGGCAGTTCTCCAAGCAGATAGCAAAGATGAAATGCGCTCGGAAGTTAAGTTAGTCCCGTTGCTCTTAAGAATCATTGAAGGCGCTGGCTCTTTTGCGTAATTGACGGCTGCGTTTTCTAAATACACCGCAGCACTAACAGTTTTGCCAGCTCGATGCAGAAAACCTTCATCTGCTCCATCAAAGCGAATCAACGAACCGACTCCCGAAAGTGGGACTGCTTGTCCATCAACTTTGTAGCCAGTAATTTCTGTATTTTTGAAATTTGTATCAACTGTTACGCGATCAGGGCTAACGCGAGTCCAAGCGCGAACGCGACCACCATCAGTAGCGGCATACATATCCAAAACTTGACCGTAACCAACTCCATACAACCAAATATCTTCAGCGAGCCAGTTATAGATTACAAAGCCCGCGACTCTTGGATCAGGTTGATTAATAACGCGGTGCGGATCTACATAACGACCAGTAATGCGATTGAATGTTGAAAGTGGAAGTGATCCGATAGTTCCGCAGATAATGTTACGAGCGCGAGCAACAGAAGGAACGCTCATAGCTAATTGGCGAGTGGTATTTGTTGCACCGCCGAGAATGTTATAGACCGAGTCGGTGATTTGGACTGGTGTTAATGCAGCTTGGACATCAATACCGGTGACAGGCTTTGCAGCCGTTACTTGTGGAAAGAAGAAATCTCTGATAGCACCCATTACCGCTAAATTGTAAAGGGTGTGTGCTACATCGAGACTATATCTATGCCGTCATCAACCCTTGTGGCGAAATGTGTCACTAGAGCTGATGCAACAGCCGCCGAGATTGTAAAGTTTGAAACCTTGCGACCCATTACCCAACCGCCATCACCGAAAGGCAGTTTGACGGCGGCTAGGCATTGGCGAGTTAGTTCTTCCTGTCCCGAATGAGCTAACCGCTGAGAGGATATAGCACCTAAGAATTCGTCACAAGCCTGTGCGTATTCTTGACCGTCAATAGGTGCGACTTGTATGCCAGCGGGCTTTAAACGGGCTGCGATAGCCGATGCGGTGCGCATTGAAAACGCGACCACCTGCACATTGTATTTACGCACCCAGTCTGCGATGTCATTGGCGATGGATTTATCATCGAGGTTGATGGAATTGCTCCAAGTTTGCAGCAACTGAATCTGAAAGTGATCTCCCTCGAGTCGTTGCGCTGCT